ATCACTTGAACTATTTGTGTGCGTTGCGATTGTAGTTCCGTCATCTTTGAATACGATATCAGCACCGCCAGCATCAAGAATAATATCTCCACCAACATCAAGAGTTAAATCTCCAGCTGGAGATATGGTAGATGCAGTTAGTGTGCTACCAACGACAAGTGTTCCCGATACATCAAGGTTACCATTAACATCAATGGTTGTAGCATTAATTTCTATTTCTGTATCAGCTACTAAGTCTAAAACCCCGTCTGCACTTTGGTGAATATATGTTCCCGAATCTCCAAACTGAAGTTGTCTGGTGCTGTTAAGAAGAACACCTGTATCAGCAACATGTGTGAGTGTTGTATCTTGATCTGCGCCGAAGTAAATTACTGAACTATCTGCAAGATAAATATCAGACCACTCTAATGAAGTTGTGCCAAGAGTGGCACCATCAGCTGACGATGGTGAAAAACTGGTTGTTGCAAGTGCAGCAGTCAGAGTTACTACTGAAGCAGTTGCACTAATACCACTAGTCAAAGAAGATGCATCTCCGATTAGAGTATAAATCTCTAAGAAATTGTCATTAACTTTATCTATAGCTACTCGTAGATTATCGCCAGTGCCATCATCTGCTGCACTACCTATTCCAATTGATTGATTTGCCATCTATACTCTCCTAGTGTTATTTATCATAAAAATATGGTTATTAATCATGTAGGATCACCAAATGGATTAGATTCCGAAAAGTCTAAGACTGTATCATCTAATGTATCAAACAATTCATTTTGTGCGGTCTTGTCATTTACATAATCACCAATATAATAATCTTCAGATATAATATATTCATTATCGCCAGTTTCAAGTAGAATACTTTCACCAAACGACGATGGATCATCACCCACACTAACTGTTGTGGCATCTACAGTAACATATGTTATATCAGATGTATAAGAAGATCGATCTACAGTTAATCCCTCACCAACAACTGATGCATTTTCAAGAGTAATTTGATATTCGGAACTGACAATTGATAGAGAATCTTCTATTGCATCAATTTCAGTAATACCTGTTTCAAGTGTTTCTGAACCATAATCAAACAGACGACACCTCATTTTATAAACTGGGTTGTTGTCCAATTGATGGAAAGGTTCATCATGATCTACAAAGTTAATCTCAAATAATTTTTTAAGTACAGGGTGATAAATTGCATCACCCTCAAGAGGACGATCAGAATCAGTCGCATCAGTTTCATTTATGATATAAAATATATCACCTGATAGCGCAGATTCAGAAATTGAGCCAGCCTCCAATTGAATAGAACCAGACGATGTTGAGTCTGTTGATGTTTCAATCTGTATTTGTTTTGTTTTTTCTTGAAATCTTGTCTTACTTACAACAAAGGTTGCTTCACTTAGGTTCTGTAAACCAAACTGAGACATCAGTTCTTGTTCTCCAGCATAACCACCACCAGAATCTTCCATATACATTTCGATAAGAGATTGGGTGTTGAACTTGGATAGTGCATCTTCACCAAGAACATTATCTTCTGCAACAAGTGTGCGGTCAAGATAATATACATCGTGACCATGAATTTGAATTGCTTCTGCAATCAAATTAGCATATAATGATTGTTCAGCTGTAATTACTTGTCCCGTAGTCATTAGCTTGGACTCCCTACATCACCAAATGGATTTGACTCATTGAAATCCAGCAATGTATCATCTAATTCATCAAACAACTCATTTTGAGCTGTCTTATCTATAACACCATCACCAACATAATAGTCTTCTGATATAATGAACTCATCGCCACCAGTTTCAAGTAGAATACTTTCACCAAACGACGGTGGATCAACCGGCACTAATGTACTATCCAGAGTTATCTCTGAAGAAGAGAGGTCAAAATAAGTAAAATCTAAACTAAACGGTTGGTTAACAATTGATGGATTTTCAAGAGTAATCTGATATTCCGAGCTAGCAATTGATAGAGAATCTTCAATTGCATCAATTTCTGAAATACTTGTTTCAAGCAATTCTGAGCCATAATCGAATAAGCGACAACGTAACTTATATACTGGATTGTTGTCTAATTGATGAAAAGGATCGTCATGATCTACAAAGTTAATCTCAAATAATTTCTTTAGTGTTGGATGATAAATTACATCACCCTCAAAAGGACGATCAGCATCAGTTGCCGCAGTTTCATTTAAAATATAAGATATTTGGCTATCAGAAACCGTACCAGATTCTAATTGAATTGCACCAGATGATGTTAAGTCTGTTGCCGTTTCTATTTCTAATTGTTTTGTTTTTTCTTGAAACTTTGTTTTACTTACAACAAAGGTTGCTTCACTAAGGTTTTGCAAACCAAACTGGGACATCAATTCTCGTTGGCCACCAAAGCCGCCACTAGAATCTTCCATATACATTTCAATGAGAGCCTGTTTATTAAACTTGGATAGAGAATCTTCACCAAGAACATTGTCTTCTGCGACAAGTTTGCGGTCAAGATAATATACAGAGTGCCCTCTATGGTGAATAGCTTCTGTAACTAATTCCGAATATAAAGATTTCTCAACTGCTAAGTGTGTGCGCCACCGAAAAGCACGAGGTTGGTTAGAAATTGCGGCTGGAAGACCGTGAGAATGAAAATGCTTATTAACTGCCATAATTTACCCTACCATGTAGTTAACTGGCAACTCAAATGTAAGCTGAATTTGTTCCTCTAACTTATTAATCTCCTCCAATGCCTGTGAATAAATAGCCTCACCATTCATAGTGACACCACCAAGCATAGCAACACCACTAAACTTAGATAGGTTTGCCCCCCATTGTTGCTTAATAAGAGCAGTTGCATATCTTTTTAGAAATATGTCATCAAAAATATCCGTAAATGTTGTTGGATCAATTTTGCGATAACATTCTGCAATGATAAAGTCTTCACCAGCAATAAAATCGTTTGACCAATCACCATCAATGTAAAGACGATTCTGATGTTGGTTAAATCGAATTGGCGTCTCACCAACAAGAATGTGTTCTAGAAGGTCAAGGTTATCCATGGCCATCTGATACTGAATTACAGAGGTAGAAGATAGATCATAAAGGTCATTAAGACGCAACTGATAACGAACATCAAACATGTTTGAACCACCACCCGTACCTGTGAATGGCCAGACCTGTATCACCGACACAACAGCAGACGGCATTGGAATAAAATTACTACCTTCTAGAAATGTATCAGTAATAGTGTTGTCTGCGGTATCAGTTCCAATTGAGGTTATGTTTGTTTTTGCCCTTGCAACATCTGCTTCAGTAATCAAATGTTTGAGATACATCTTTTCAATACCATCATAATGATATTGTGCAAAATACTGAAGAGCTTCATCAATGCGATCATCTACTTGGTCGTCTGATACGTTAATATCAATAACCCCAGAACCCAATGCTCTTAGGCAATAAGATTTAAATGTTGACTTACTTGTGGGTATGGCCATAAAAGTATCCTTTTTATATATTTATAAGATTTGTTTTATTGCGATACATTTTAGACCTAATTATACCCTACCCATTCTTCGATTAAGAACTCATACTATTATTATAACTTGGTCAATCTTTTCATGAGTTCTCTTGAATAGCTCTCTATGTTTGTTATGCGAGGATTAAAACCGTCCAAACATTCATATATTTGGTTTGCGCCTATCCATTTTGAAATCTTTATATCATAATCTTTGGGTTTTGTGAAAATATTATTCGTATCCTCATATTTCCCAACATCTATTGTTGACATCCATATTGTAAAGTCAGCGTCAAACTCTCGACGTGTTTCTTCTGTGGGACAAATGAAGTCGGCAATTGCAACTCTCCCTGCCATTACCACACCGTCTGAAAGATGTTTCATTCTATGTGATTGTCGAATACGGCCCTCTGTAGAGAAGTCCCAATCATCATATTTCTCTCTTACTTGATTTGCACTAATCCTTGTAGCAAACAATGCTTTTGATATTGTTTCAGCAAAAGTACTCTTACCTGATCCCGGCAAACCCATTATTAAAATTTTCATAATTACCTCAATTCATATAGAATATATTATTAAGTTATTTTTCTTTCACTAACTGTTTTAACAGAGATTTAATCTCGTGCATTTCGGATTTTAGAGTATTAAGTTCTCTAGTTGTTTCACGCATTGCATCTCTCTGTCTTTGTGCTTCACTCGCACGTTTTTTTGCAACCTCATATGCATTTACATTG